GGGAAATGAGGCTGGAACAGGACGGGATTGCGCCGGATATGTTGTCGGCGGAAGAGCTGGCGACGATGTTTATGCCGCAGGAAGTGCGAAAAGTACAGCGCGGTTGGCTGGATTTGTTCAACAACTCTTATTTTTCGGTCGATCTGGCGGAGTATCACAAAGACGAGGTACGGGTCAGCTACGATTTGGACGATGCGTCGGTGGTCAATGTGTTTGATATGGACGGCAAGTTCATCACGAAGGCACAAGTCAACGGCAATAGCCGCGAGGCTTTCCCGACGGCGCGTATCGACCAACTGGCGGAAAAACGCCGAAAAGGCAAAATCAAGCGGGCGGAAAATGCAATCAAGCTCGCGAATGCGGAAGTCAATCCGGCTCTGGAACAGGCTGCGGTTTGGGACGAGCTGGGACATTTGGGCGGAAACGTCATCGAGGCGGAGTATGCGGTATTGCCGAAAACGGGAACAGACGACGAGATTGTCTTGTTTGAGGCGGATATGTAGTTAAAACGGTTTTAAAACACTTTTAATAAGGAAAACATCATGACAAATACGGTCAACAAAGCACTGCAACAAAAACTGGCTGAATTTAAAGCCAAATCAGGGATGAATCAGACGATGCTTGCGCGCGGTATCGGGGTATCTCCGGCATCTATCAGTATGTACCTAAATGATACCTACGCGGCAAAAGGCGGCAAATATGAAACCATCGAGCCGAAAATCGAAGCGTTTTTAGAGGTACAGGAAAGTAAGGCGCAACGCGAAGAGCTGGTTTTGGGATTTGTATCGACCAAGACGACCCGCCGAATCTCTGAAGTGATGCGCGATGCGCATGAAGCGGGCGACACGGTCGTTATCTACGGCCAAGCGGGTTTAGGCAAGACTCAGGCGGTCAAAAACTACTGTGAGAAGAATCCCGCCGCCATCCTGATTGAGGCTAATCCGAGCTTTACGGCACTTGTCCTGATGCGCAAGCTGGCGGCAGCGGCGAAGGTCTCCACGGTCGGCAGCCTGAATGATTTGTTTGAGTCTGTATCTGACCGCCTGCGTGATTCGGGTCGTCTGATTGTGGTTGACGAAGCGGAAAACCTGCCATTACGCGCCCTTGAGATTATCCGACGATTGCACGATGACACGGGCTGCGGGTTGGTTTTAAGCGGTATGCCCCGACTGGTGGCGAATCTGCGCGGTAAGCATGGCGAGCTGGTACAGCTTTACAGCCGAGTGTCGGTTGCGCTGAATTTAGGTGATTCGATGCCGGACGAGGAGTTGGAACAGATTGCACGGGCAGCCATGCCGGAAGCTGATGATGAGACGATTGCGGAACTGGTTAAGCATAGCAACGGCAACACGCGACGGATGAGCAAGTTGATGCGCGGCGCGGTACGAACGGCGAATAAAAACGGCATCAAAATGCAATCGGGTATCGTCAAAAAATACTCGTCGCTGATTATTCGATAGGTCGTCTGAAACGGTAAGTCTTTGACAGGGCTATATATTTTTTTACCCTATGATTTTAATAAGTTATTGTTTTTAAAGGAAAACGCAAATGAAAGTTTTAAATAATGTTGATTGGAAGATGTTCGTGGCGCCACGTTTTTGGCGGTGTGTGCCGATTGGAATGGTGGTCGGGGTGTGGTGCTTTGTGGGTGGAATGGCGTTGTATGGCTGTACCCAAGAACCCGAACCGGTTGCGAAAGAGCCGACGAAGGTCGAGGCGATGGAAAGACAGGCGGATTTGGAAGTTTTGAAAACGCAACATGCCTACGAGGCAATGAGTGTGGAGCAGAAGATGGAAGGAGTGGTTTATGAATAAGTTCAGACGTCCAAAACGGGGACTGAACCGAGCCAAGGAATTGGCGTTGAAACGGGCAGTCGAGGAAATCCGCGCCAAGTACGGCGAGCGGGCGATTGTGAAGGGATGGCGCGAGCCAGAAGGGAAGTAAAAATGATGGAAATTTGGATGATTTGGATGATTTTGGGGGCTGCGCTGGGCGCGGTAATCGGGATGTTTATCTACGCGGAAGGCGTCTTGCTTGAAAACGAGCGGCTGCGCGGGATTTTGAGAGTGGAAGTTGCGGCGCGGGAGGTGTTGGAGGCATGGATGGACGCGGCATACCGCAGCCGGAAAGGAGGCGGGAAATGTTAACTAAATTGAAACCCTGCCGAGTTTGCAAACAGATGAAGCCTGAATCGGCGTTTGCGTGGACTTTGGACAAAAACGGGGTACGGAAGCGAACCCAACGTTGCGCGAAATGTTGGGCGGAACAGATGGAAAAAGAAGCCCGGTTGAATATGGAATGGCATCGCGAAAAGCGCGGGACGGTACTTGAGTTTGGACGACCTGCCGTCGCCCGCTCGGTTTGGGGCGATAGCTGGCCCACCGCTCCTGAGATTATGAATAGCCGTTACTGGACGGCAACGGACACTCGCAAAGCGGATGCCGAATGGGCGTTGAAATTTAGGGAGTCTGCGAAATGAGCTTTAAAAGACGGAACAACGATTGGCAGGCATGGGGACAACACCGCCGCCGCGCGACGAAGTTTATGGTGAAGCGAAACCGCGAGCAGGAAGTCGCCGAATATCAGGCGCAGTTTGAAGATAAAGACGGCAAAGGTCGTCTGAAAACGGAAGGAAACAAAGATGAATGAAAAAGACTTGGTCGAATGGCTCGAAGACCGTGGCGATCTGATGGTCATGAAGAGGGACGGCGAGGGTTTTGTAATTGCCGCACGCGCGCCGGACGGTATTTTTAAAACGGCGGAGGCGGCAACACTGAAAATGGCAATAGAAGCTTGGGAGGAAATGTGATGACTACCGGAATGATGATTTATCTATTGGTCTGCGGGCTGATTGGTTTGGCACTGGTGGTTTTGGCACTGATGAGCCTGATTGAAAACTGGTTTAAGCAGCAGACTAAAGCTGTTGTTTTGGATGCCTGCGGTATGTTTTTTGGGTTGGTTGTTGTCCTTGTGGCGTTTTTGGCGATTCTTGGGGTGGTTAAATAAAGGAGCGGACATGAACATCGAAAAATTCAATCCCAAAAAAGACCCTAAATATAACAGTTTTATTTATCGGTTTTTGAAAAAGAACAAAAAAATAATACCGCATAGAGGTATGCCGGTTATCGCCAAATTTGACACACTGGGTATTTGGCGCATTGGGTGGCATGACACTGGTGGATGGTTTATCGGTGCTCCAATTGGTTTTTCACCTGGCGAAAAAGTAGAGATTTATGCATTTAAACCAGGCGGGAAAGTTATTGAAGAAGTCAGATGGAGTGATTATCAGCGTATCGGAGGCTGTGCAATTAACGAATTTGCGCATAAATGGCGCGAAGTTAATAAAAACAGTCGTTGTTGCGAATATTGTGGCCAATGGATTCGGCGAAAAGTCAAAACTGAAAAAATTATCCGTCGCCGCGATGTTTGGGAGATTGAAACATGATTTGCCGTTGTCCCAACTGTGGCTCGTCCAACAGCTTAGATAGCTTGGTCGGTGATGCCGAAGCAGCCGAAGTACTGAAAATGTTGCTGGAATTAGATGTAAATATAGGCAAGGCGGCGATACGGTATGTCGGTTTGTTCCGCCCCGCGAAATCGCAGCTCTCTTGGGCGCGTACCGCGAAGCTGTTGAACGAGTTGATGCCGATGATGAAAGCGCAGACGGCGGAGCGCGACGGCGTGTCCCATCCCGCCCCCACCGAGGCTTGGCTGCACGGCTTTAACGAAACGGTCAACGCCCGCGACCAAGGTCGTCTGAAACTGCCGCTGAAATCACACGGTTATTTGCTGGAAATTGTGAGCCAGTGGCAGGGTTCGGGGTTGCCCTCTCCCCAGCCCTCTCCCACGGGGAGAGGGGGCGAAGGCGGCGCGCCGTCCAAGCTGCGGCAGGGGGTGGCAGCCTTGGGCGCATGGGCCGGCGAAGATTGGGCAAAACAGGAAATCGCGGCAGGGTTTGCATTGCTCGCCGCGCTCAATCTGCCCAACCGCCCCGCAGCGCAAGACCTGCCGGTAGTCGCGGAAATTTGGTATCGGAAACTGATGGAATCTAAAGAAATCGTCTCGCCGGAGTATGACCCGATACGCATTCAGACGGGATTTAAGGTGTTGCAGCAGTCTGAAACATGGCCGCAACCCGCCGAACTGCTCCGCAACCTGCCGCCACGGTTGATACCCAGAGCGATGTTGGCAAAGCCCGCGCCGGACAAAGAAAAAGGCCGTCAGGAAATAGCGGCAGTGAAAGATGTTTTAAGCAAGAAAGGTCATTGAAATGAAAGAGTATGTTTTTAAAATTGTTGCGGAAAATGGGAAGTGTCGCGTTGAGTTGCCCGATATCAATATAAACGGTAAGGCTCAACCACCCGAACTGATGGCTGCGTTGACAAGGGAATTTTTAAACAGCGTATGCAGTGATGCCGCCCGAGATGCGGAAGGATTTATGAAGGCAGCCGTCGCTAATTTAAAAGCATTGCAACTGGCAAGACAGTTGAGAGATGCGGAACGAAAAGTAAATTAAGAAAGGAAAAAAACATGGCTAAAGCTAAAAAAACCAAAACTGAAGCCCTGACTGTGGGCATCCAAGACCGCGCCGACGCATCGGTGCAAATCAAGCGCATGGGCGATTTGCAGCGTGAAATCGAGCGTATCCAAGCCGACCACAATGATAATGTGGCCGAGCTTCAAAAACAGGCAGACGAGCGTGTTGCGCCCCTGATGGCGGAAATCAATGCCATCCATGCAGGCGTACAGGCATGGAGCGAAGCAAACCGCGATGCGCTGACAGATGGCGGCAAGGTCAAATTTGCCGACCTGACCACCGGCATTATCCGTTGGCGGAACAACCCGCCAAAATGCAGCGTCAGCGGTGTTGATGCGGTGCTGGCTTTATTGGAGTCCAAGCCCGAATTGGAACGCTTTATCCGCGTGAAGAAGGAAGTCAATAAAGATGCGGTATTAAACGAACCTGAGTTTTTCGCCGACAACCCTGTGCCGGGAATTAAGATTGTGCAGGGTAAGGAGT